ATCTCCGGGTTCTCTTGCGCTGACACAATCGTAGCGATATGAGAATCGTGATCCTGAAACTGAAATGCCTTAACCGGCTTGCCGTTGATTAAATTCTGAACTGCTGTGGCCGGGTCAACAGGGCTGATATCATCCTCATCTGGAATAATATCCTCTACATTTCGTATCCCTAGAACCTCAAGCATCTGTCTGTGTAATTCAGGCAGGTTGTACATCTGAGGAGAAGATTGCGCTAATTGCATCGCAGCCTGATATTGCATAATCCTCTGAGCCATTGTCGCCGCATTAGGATCAGATACCGGCAAAACATCCACACGCTCGTCAAAATCTTCAGCCTTTATAAACTCTTCTTCATCCATTTCATAAGGATAAGCAGGGTCTGTAAAGTCTTTTATAATATTGACCAGTATATCGAACTCTTTCCTCATCGAGGCGTGAAGCCTTGCTTGCACCGCACTCATAACCTTTTGATTTCTTTCTAAAAGAGCTAAAGTCGTTCCCACAGGAGCCTGATTATTCATATCGGATATCTTCATATCCGAAATGCTGGCAAAGCGCCTCCCCTCTTCGACTATATTCTGAAGCAGGTTATACAAAGTTCCTGACGGCTCTTTGTAAGGAAGAAAAGTAATATTGTCTCTAATAGCCCCGCCAGGAATGTCTACATCCCTGAATTCTCCGGGCATGATGGGAGTATCGTCCCCTTTTATCCTGAGGCCTCTAGCCTTTAAACCACCCGGTAAATTAGAAAGTGTACCTGCATCAACGAGTTGCCTTAGTATCGAGGTTGCTGACTTCGCCAATCCGCCAACCATATGAATCAGACCAAACCCATAAAAACCAATGCCGGGTAAATATTGATAATGGACGAAGTGCATTCGCCTCATTCTGGCCTTATCGCCCTCATACCAGTTTCTGCGAATACTGAGTATGTTTCCGCTTGGATAATCTACGGTTGCAACATAAGGCAGCGCAACGCCCGTCTCCTCTCCTGACTCGTCTGTGTCTTCAAACCCCGGCAAATCAAGGTCAACAAGCATTTCAAGTATCGTGTGCCTGTCATCGTAATTGAATGTATTGACCTCTCCGGTTATCTCATCGTACTTCTTGTTTATATCGGAGTAATCAGGCTCTGAGCTGGGAATCTCTATGTCCCTGTAAAAACCGCTGACCTGCATTTTGCGTACTTCGTTCGTTGACTTACGCATGACATGAGTTGTTCTTTCACAGGTAGCAAGATCAGATGCCCCGTAATTCACGACAACATCTTCTGCCGGAACAAATATAGAGCAGGGTCGGCCCATGCTGTGATCGTAATAAACCTTTCTGAACGCAGAACCGGCCAGAGGAAGAGAAAAGAGCATTTTTTCTGTCTCAGTACGATATTCCGACATTTCGTAGGTCAGCAGGTAATTTAAGTAATCTTCTACCCTCTGAGCCTGCTTTTCTTTCTCTTCTGTAACCTTCCCGACTATCTTTGTCCTGACCGGCCCCTGTGCCGGAAACATCTCAGAGATAGATTGGGACTGAAATCTGATGACTGCCTCACTGAGCATGGGGTGAAAAACCCCACATGCCCCTGCCCACGGAGCCGTCCTCTCCTCGATCTTAAGGCCAAGCTGATCCAGGCCTTTTGTATAAGTCTCTTCCCAGTCCTTTCTTGAGTCCCTGTCACCCGTATAGTCGGAAATCAGCTTGCTTCCAAGCTCACCCAAATCTTCATCATCAATATATTCAGTGAGATTAGAATTGAATTCGCCTCCACCAGAAGTCTTTCTGGATCGGGAATCAAAATCAATAATCATGCCGCCATCTTCTGTTTCGATGGCAACTGAATCCGGGTTTTCTATCAGAACCTCTATTTCTTCAGGTTCCTGCTCGATAGTGCCTTCTATTGGCGTAGCAGGAGTTCTTTCTATAGCCAAATCAGCTCCTGTTTAATTCAGTAATAATTTGCAACCCTGTTATGTTCCAAAGGCTCATCTTCTTCGTCAGAATACAAAGAGATAAACCCGCCTTGTCGATATCTCAGTAAAGCTTGCGTACTGCTATCAACTAAGTCGTCATGCTCCATATTGGGAAAACCGGCAAATTCTTCGATAACTTCTTCAGCCCATCGGGTTCCTGGCACCCAGATCACACCTGATGCGAATAAATCAGAAACCGCATTGACCCTGGATATCTTATCGTTGCCCCGACTCGGCGTGTATTCCTGAACAGGAATCCCCATAGAGCGAAGCTCAAATATCAAAGGCATCCCCGCAGCTTTTGCCTCTACAATGAAGGCATCCGGGTTGTACTCCTTGTACTTTTCCATTGCTTTTTTCTTAAGCTCTGGAAACTCAAGCCTCTCCTTGTAGGCATCGAGCAAAATCAAATTGGGGGCAAACTTTCCTTCTTCTTCGTTTTCCCTGTAGAAAACCACCCAGGTTGTACAGGCAGAAAAGTCAGCCCTTTGATTTTTCATAAAAGCTGTATCCCAGCTCTGAATGATGAACTCGCATTCAGGAGGGTTTCTCCCTTCCCAGTTTTTCCACCATTCCCGCTTAACCAGCGCCCCCTCTTCAGAGGTCGGGTCTTGCTGGTACTGAGCCATCCACTTACTGTTGGGCAGCTCCGCCCTGAGGGCGTTTAGCTCTTCAAGACTCCAGAACTGTGCCCAGAGGGGATTACCGGAAGGCAAAATCGCAGGTAACTCAATTACCTCCCACTGGTCTGCGCCTCCCCGTTTAATGCTCGCATCAACAACCTGCCCTGTAAGGTCTTTGTTATGCCATCGGGTCATTACGACCACAATGGCTCCATTCGGCTGTAATCGCTGTCTTGGGCCCGAGGTATACCACTCGTATGTCCGGTTAAAGACATTGATATCCGCGCTGGCACCCTCTTGCTCTGAGTGAGGGTCATCGATGACTAATAAATCAGCGCCCTTACCCGTAACCGCACCACCCACACCGATAGCAAAGTATTCCCCGCCCTTGTTTGTGTTCCATCTTCCCGCTGCTTTGCTATCAGCCTGCAAGCTGACCCCAGGAAATATATCCTTGAAGTCATTACTGTTTACAAGGTTTCTGACCTTCCTGCCAAAACCCACCGCCAACTCAGCAGTATGGGCAGTCTGGATAACTTTCTTGTCCGGGTACTTTCCAAGGAACCAGGAGGGAAGCAGATAAGAGGCAAATTCTGACTTTGTATGCCTGGGGGGCATATTAACGATTAAACGCTTCAGATCGCCCCTGGCAACCCTCTCAAAGGCCTCGGCCATAATCTCATGGTGCTTACCATGAATAAATGCAGCCCACATCTCCCTGACAAAGGGGATAAAGTTATCGGAACAACTTGTCCTGAGTTGAGCCTTCTCATACTCCTCAAGCAAATCAAGGAACTCTTCCTTCTGAGAAGCAGGTAACTTCTGTATTTGCTTAAGTAGCCCCTTGTTCATCTCAGTACATACTTACTAAGTAGATACTTCCTTTTTTTTAAAAAACTTACTAAAAAACCACCAACATCGTAGGAACTTAGTAAGTATATACTGAGTAGTAAGTAGATATAGAGTATACCTACCTCTGGATTTTATCATTTTGCACGACTTCACAAGAAAATCAACTACAAAGCCTTATTTTTCATAAAAATACACCTAGGGGGGCTTGTGAACCTACCCACTTTCCCACAAAAAAACGACCAAACCTTACTTTTATTGCTATCATTTTGCAAACAATAGGGGGGGGTACATAAAAAATGCTCATATCCTGAGCAGATTACTATGTATATATGGTAGTCAGGTACTCGCTTCGCTCCAGGGGGGGTGCGGGGGCCTGGTCATCGTCGAGGTCAATATTTCGCGGGGGGGGCGGTCGCGCCCGCTTGCGCGGTCAGTATCTACTGGTCAGGAATCGGCCAGCAACTGCTCAAGCTTGGCCTCGATGTCTCGCTCTATATCCTCGGACTCACGCACTCCGCGCTCTTCTACTACGTCGGAGAACATCGCTACCGACTTGCCGAGTAATTCCAAGGCTCGCACTCTGCTAGCGTCTGACTCGCTATCTTGGGACTCGCGGAGCAGTCGCTCCACAACGTAGTTCTTCGTACGGAGTGCTGACGCGGTTAGGCTCTGTTCCTTACGCTCTATAGCATCCCTAATGCTTAGGGCTATCTTAGGGCTAGCAACAAGCTTGCTGGCTTCGACTTCTACCCATTTGGGTATCTTGCCCGCCTTGGTAAGCGTGACGTCGTACACCGTGGCGTAGGCCTCCTTATAGCTACCCAACTTGCCGCGCACGATCTCGCTCACAAATGCCCGCTGTTTAATCGTCAGCGGTGTCTCTTTTTTGACCAGTCTGAGGTCCGGTTTTTTGCTATCAGTCATAGGTCAATTATTAACCAGTCATGGCTATAACGTAATGCTGACGTTTAGCTAGCTAATATAAGGTGCGGAAAGTGTCCTAATGCTGTAGTCTTCAAGGCGACGTACTCGCAGTAGGTCGGGAGGTCGATGCCAAGCGCAAGCCCCTAACCGAATCCGCGTCATTAAATAATGTGACGAGTAGAGCAGAGAGACTAGCAAAGTGCTGAAGCTTTAAGCTTGCACTCACTAGGCCAAGACTGCCGAACTCCCAGCGGGGGAACTGCGGGCGAAGCTTTGTCGGCGCTTGATGAATAAGCCATCGAGGTAGACCTGGCCTACCCCGCGTCAAAACCGCTGGGGACTCCCTCCAGAGTCGCGTGAATTAACACGCCTGATGAGCATCCCATTCGGGATGCAGAAACTATTGGAGGATAGTAATGGTAGGAACAAAGATAGATACAAAGACTGTGCATAAATGCGTACTTTGTCTTGGTCCGATTGAACACCAGAAAACGCCAGCGGGTGAGGTGTTCTGGACTGAAGGCCACAACGCATGGCCGGTTAAAAAAGGCCAGTGCTGCGGTATCTGTAACGACAACGTTGTGCTACCCCGACGGCTAAGGCAAGCGGGGGTGACGCCATGAGAGAACGAATCACAGTCAAGAAGCTTGAGTCTAAAATCCGATTCCTTAACGAGTTAACCGGAAACCCGGTTACTCCGTGGGCAGTAAGCAAAGAGACTGGCGAATGGGAGCCGCAAGCC